TTAACGATGTGGAAGAAATGATGCGAGAGGACGACGAGGAATGACAAGAAGAGACGCTGTAAAATTCCTTAAAAACAAGCCGTACAAATTCTGTCACCTTTTGGGCTTTAATAAGATGACAACGCTTCACAATAGATGGATTAAAGAGATGGTGACAGGTACGGAAGATAAGACGCTGCAAGCTTGTAGAAATTCATACAAGACAACCAGCGTCTCTTTTGCATTGGCTTTGATTATGATACTCTTACCTAAGAAGAGAGTTTTATTCATGAGGAAGACCGATGACGACGTCAAGGAGATCGTAAAGCAGGTCAAAAAAATTCTTTTAGATTCTCACACACAATATTTCGTACAGACTATTTACGGCGTAACATTGAAATTGACCGTTGATAATTCCAATGAGCTAAATACCAATCTTTCCATTGATACTAAAGGTACATCTCAGCTGACAGCCCTTGGTACAAAAGGATCACTTACCGGTAAGCACTTTGACATCATTTTTACTGATGATATCGTCAATATAGACGACCGGACCAGCAAGGCAGAGCGTGAGCGTACCAAGGTTGTATACCAGGAGCTGCAGAACCTTATCAATGATAATGGGCGTATTTTCAACACTGGGACCCCTTGGCACAAAGACGACTGCTTCACTATCATGCCGGAAGCTGAGAAGTACGATTGTTACAATCCGGAGATTAACCCTGCAATATTTGACGATGCCAGGTTACAAGCTAAGCGTGAGAGTATGACAGCGAGCCTTTTTGCTGCAAACTATGAGCTGAAACATATAGCATCCGAGGATGTTATATTCCCTAACCCGCACACAGGTGGAGAGTTTGAGAAGATCCTTAATTCAAAGTTTGGCCACATTGATGCCGCATATAATGGAGAGGATTATACAGCATTTACCATAGTTAATAGAGACGATGATAAAATATACGTTTATGGGAGACTTTGGCGGAAGCATGTTGATGATGTACAAGACGAAATCACGACGATTTATAAAGACACATTATGTCAACGAGTTTTCAACGAGACGAACGGTGACAAAGGATACCTTGCAAAAGAACTGAGGAAGAAAGGCATCAAGGTTAATGCATACCACGAGAGTACAAATAAGTTTTTAAAAATCACATCATACTTGAAAGGAAGCTGGAAAAATGTTATATTTGTAACAGGGACAGACCAGGAATACATAGACCAGGTATCGCAGTACAACGAGAACGCAGACCATGACGATGCACCTGATTCTTTAGCATCAATCATAAGAGCGTTACCACAAAGATCAGAAAGACAAGAAGAAAAATATAAACCACTTTGGAATTAAAGGAGGCAAATTATGTCAACCATTTACACTTATCAGGATTTAGTTGCAGTGGGAGAGCGTGAAGCGGATAAGATGGATTTTATCCGTAAAGCGATCAGTAACCACCAGGCAAAAAACGATTACACAACCGCTATAAATGCCCGTGAGTATATGGCAAAAAGAAACCCAGGGATTTTGAACTTTTCAAAGATGATCTACACAATCACTGGAACAAAAGTGAAAGATCCTACCGGAGACGGATATAAGATTTGTTCAGCCGATTTTCCTTTTTTGGTTAATCAGCGCAATCAGTACTTGCTTTCAAATGGCGCAAGTTTTGGCAAGCCAGAGACAAAATCGAAGCTTGGCAGCGATTTTGATACCGTCTTACAGGATGCCGGAGAGTCAGCTATGGTTGACAAAGTTTCATTCCTTTTTTGGAACTATGACCATATGGAATACTTTAAGTATATCGAGTTCGTACCGCTTTATGATGAGGAAACAGGAGCACTGAAAGCCGGTATCAGATTTTGGCAGATAGCAAGCGACAAGCCTTTCCGTGCTACTTTGTACGAGCTTGATGGCTACACTGATTATATCTGGGAAAGTGAAGACTCTGCTTATGGGAGAGTTTTACACGAAAAGCGTGGCTATAAAGAAAGAGTTATAAAGAACCCGGCAGACGGTATGGAAATCATAGAATTTGAGAACTATCCGACATTTCCTATCGTGCCTTTATGGGCAAACAAACAAAAGCAATCAGAGCTTGTCGGTATGAAAGAAAAGATTGATTGCTACGATTTGATCATGTCCGGTTTTGCGAACACCATAGAGGAAGCATCTTACATTTATTGGAGCATTGAAAACGCCGGCGGTATGATGCAGGAAGATTTAGTGCGTTTCATTGAGCAGATGAAGACAATACACGCTGCTACTACCGGAGACGCAGACGGAGCAAAAGCGACAGCCAACAGCATAGAAGCACCGTATGAAGGTAGGGAAGTACTGCTTAAAAGGCTGAAAGATGATATTTACCGTGATTTTGGCGGTTTCGATCCGAGGTCTATCGTTTCCGGATCAACCGTAACAGCACAGATAAAAGCAGCACAGAAACCTCTTGATCAGATGGCGGATGCTTTTGAATATTGCGTCATTAAGGCAATTAAGGGCATTCTCGCAATTGTAGGAGAAGATGACAGTCCCACATTCCAAAGAACGACCATGATAAACACAACGGAAGAGGTTAATGTTGTTCTACAAGCAGCAGAATATCTTCCTGAAGAGTATATCACAAGAAAAATCCTGACACTTTTAGGGGATGGAGATATTGCTGATGTAGTAATTAAACAGCTTGAAAAAGAAGACAGAGAGAGGGTAGAAGATGGATCAAATGCACAAGAAAACGGACAGGACGCTTAAGAGTCTTGAAAGACGCTTACAGACCGAATACCGCCAGGCATACGAGGAAACAACTAAGAAGCTTGAAAAGCTAACACAAAAATTCAAGAAAAAGGACGCAGAAAAACGCGTCCTTCTTTCTAATGGAATGATCACACAAGAACAGTATATGGCATGGAGAAAAGATCAGCTTATAAAAGGCGGACGGTTACAATCTATACAAAAGGCGTTGGCAAATGAGATGGTAAAAGCAAACATAGCAAGTATGGATATTATAAACGCTACCACAAATGGAGTGTTTGCGGATAACATCAACTATGCAGCTTTTGAGTTAGAAAAAGGTTTTGGACTTTCCACGGCTTTCAATCTTTACGATCAGAATACGGTAAGAATACTGGCAGACGATGAAGGTTTACATAAAAAAATCAATATAAGAAAAGATACGAGATGGAATACTCAAAAGATTTCCAGTGCAATGTTACAAAGTGTACTGCAAGGGGAGACAATCCCACAGATGGCAAAGAGACTAAAAAAGGTCTCAGATATGAACTACAACAGCGCAGTAAAAAACGCCCGTACAATGATCACAGGAGCAGAAAACGCCGGAAGACTGCAAGGATACAGAGACATGGCAGAGTATGGGTTACATGCTAAAAAAGTATGGGAAGCCACTTTGTCAGGTCATACACGAGAAAGTCATAGGCTCATTGATCGTGAAGAAGTTGAGATAGAGGAAAGTTTTTCTAATGGGCTTATGTATCCAGGAGATCCAAACGGAGAACCTGGAGAAGTTTATAACTGCCGTTGTACTATGATAGCAAAAACGGATCATTTAGATATGAGCATAGCACACAGATGGAGTGATTTACCGGAAGGGTTATCATATGATGATTGGAAGAGAGGTAAAAAATAATGGGAATGAAAATTGAAATTGAAGACCACACAAATGAACTTTTTGATGCTATGAGTGTTGCGCTTAAAGCAGCGTTTGAAGAAATTGGACAGAATGCGGAAGCATACGCAAAAGCTGCCTGCCCTGTCGATACTGGGCGTTTAAGAAATAGCATCAGTCATCAATCAAAAGAAAGAGAAATGCAAGTCGGAACAAATGTTGAATACGCCCCGTGTGTAGAGCTGGGAACAAGCAGGCAGAAAGCGCAGCCGTATCTTAGACCGAGTGTTGAAAACTACATTGATAAGTACAAAGCAATCATCGTGAATGAGTTGAACAAGATAGGGTAGGAAGTCCTACCCTTTCTATTTTTTTATAAAAAATTCTAATTCGTTTTGGTTTTTAGTTAAAAAACAGTTAAAAGTTAAAAACTAACCCATTTTCTTGTTAATTTCCTATATATATATATATAGGGATTTAATAGAAAAATACTCTATTTTTTAACTTTTAACTT